CGTCAATCTTTAGGGCAATAGCTCTCGCTACATCTAGCCACTTGTTCTTATTGTCCATGCTGTTAGTTTCCTCTGCTCTGATTCTAGCAACAACTGAATCAGCGTAGTCCTTGGTGCGTTGTGCGGCTCGCTTAGATGGACCTGAACCCCAAAGTAAGTGAGCAACAACACCGGCTGATGGGTAGTTATCTGAGTCTGGGTCTGCGTCAGGGCTGTCTAGATCTACAAGATGTCGAGCAATCCAAGCTGCAATGCGTATCCACTTGTCATCGCTGACTGTTCCCTCTGCCATTGCTCTAGCCTCTCGAATAGTGCCAGGTGTGACACCATCGCCAGCAAGACCTTGCTCGTAATACTCAAGTCCACGCCGAGCTGCTGCTCTCATGTAGGCAGGGGCTTCTTGGTTGATAGCCCTTTCCTCATCCATGTCGTCATCCATGTCATCTGTTGGGACAGTTGGCACGCTACTTGGGGAGATAGCTGTGATGCCTAGGTCTGCATAAGCTGAGCGAATGTCCTTATTGTCATCTACTGCAACCATCACATTGTAGGTTTCTAGTAATCTTTGGGCTTGTTCCTTTTTCCAGTCTGTTGAATCGGTGTCAGCGTTTGGCTTCATAAGCAACTGATCGTAGTCAATGTCTAGACTTTGTAGCTGAGCCACTGTGTCGGTTCTTTCGCTTGCTAGTCGAGCTGTGACAATGATGATTTCTGTGTCATCAAAACTGTCTAAGTAGTCCTGCACCTTGTCGTTGCGGTTGCCCTCAAAAGTAATCAAAGTGCCGTCAATGTCTGCTATTACAGCAGGTGGTCCAGACTCTAGGCGTAGTTCGCCTTCATAGGTGCTGCCCTCATCCTGAGCAATAGCAAGTGCCTGGTCAATAGCGTCTTGTTTTGTGGTGTGGCAACCTAGCACTTCACCATCGTCTTTTACTGTTGCCCAGCCTGAGCAATCTGCTGACTGGTCTGTGATGTAGTAGGGCATTAGGCAAGCCTCGCATTTACTGTTATGGTCCCACCGAGTGCAACAGCGGTGCCGTTTATTGTGATGGTTGTTGATGATAAGGAAACAGTTTGAGTGCCAGAGTCATAGGCAAGTGGGGCAGTTGCAGCAATTACTCCCGATGGTCCGGTGGCACCTGTAGCACCTGTTGCACCTGCTGGTCCTGTATCTCCGGTGTCACCCTTATCGCCTTTTGGACCTTGTGCCCCAGTAGCACCAGTAGCCCCAGCCGGACCAGTCGCCCCAGCCGGTCCAGTCGCTCCGGTAAGACCTTGAGGCCCAGCGTCACCAGTATCGCCTTTAGCACCAGCAGGGCCTGTTGCACCAGCCGGTCCAGTCGGGCCAGTGTTTCCGGTATCGCCTTTATCTCCCTTTGGTCCTGTAGATCCTGTTGGTCCTGTGTCACCTGTGTCACCCTTTACACCTTGGGGTCCAGTAGGTCCAGTTGCTCCAGTAGCACCTGTGGTTCCTGTATCGCCTTTGTCACCCTTGGGCAAAACAAAGTTTAGAGATTGAGATGGTGCAGTTCCGCTGACAGTGACTGCCGCTGCTGTTCCACTGCTTACAGTTCCCACCGATAAAACAGTTGGCTGGCCTAGCACAGTTTCATTTACCCAGATGCTCTGTGTTGCGTCCCAAACAAGTGATTGACCATCGCTAGGGTCAGTTATTTTGACATCACAAAGCTCATCTACATCCAGACCTAGCTGGACACTGACAAAAATCTCGTTGTTGTTTGATTGCTTCCTTATGCAATACCCAACCCTTATTCGGTGATTGGGTGCCTCGGGTGCAACATTGGTAAACCTGCCAGGTGTAGTAGCCGATAGATAAAGCGTGTCACCCTCGTTGATGTTAGTAAAGAGATTGTTTGGCAATCCTCTAACTAAACCAAAGGTAGTGATAAAGGCTTTGGCCCCACCACTTGTTGACTCGGTTGCAATACCAATAGTTGCTTTAGATGCTGTTGAAGTATTTGATTGTGCCAACTGCACAAGCTTGTTTCCACCACTTGCCCCAGAGATGTAGTAAACATAACCCTCTGCAATGCCTGAGTTGGTTGCCGATTTTGCGTAGACATACTGCTCCATGCCAATCTGCTGAGTGACATTGGCGTTCATGCCCAAGTCAAGGGTGCTGTCTGTGTTATTCCAACCCAACCGACCTGGCTGAATGTTGGCCACAGCGTTAGTGTCAAACTGAACCCAAGCTGGCTCTGAGATGTATTCGACACCAACAAGGTTGTTAGCGTAGGTCTGCTGATAGATGTCAATGCGAGCTGAGGCACTGCCACTTGTGGTTATGGTGGCAGAGGTCGGCGATGTCGTTGTTATGACAGCGGTGCTAGTGGTGACAGTTATGCTCAACGAGTGACCTCTGGATCAACAATGATTGTGCCCTCGATAAGTCTTGTGACTACTGAGGCAGGGCTTACCATCTCAAGGTCATAGACATAAGGGCCAGCGGTTATAGCAGCGGTCTGCACTGCTGTTGCCTCAATCAGAATTGAACCAGCGGTTCCACCCAAAGTAATGCCTGTGCCAGAAGTCAAAGATAGGACTGCTGTGCCAGCGTCATAGCTATCTCGCATCTGCATCCGAGCTGTCCAGTTAGTCAAGTTCACAGGTGTGGTGACAGTTCCTGCGGTGGTGTTCCAAACTAGGTTGTAGTCAAATGATGCCCCTTGAAACATTGTCAAGTTGAGGGTTGCTGGTGCTTGCATTACTCGGCTCCGTAAACTGCTTCAGGGTTGTTAGGGTCAATCTGTGCGATTGGCTGTAGCTGTGTGCTTGGTAGTCCGGTGTGAGTAATCTCACCAAGTCCAACAGCGGTAAGAGCTTCGCTTGGGGTAAAGCCTGAGATGACCAACTGTTGAACCATCTTGACACGCTTCTCAAGTGTGATGACCTCGGTGTCTGCCAAGGCAATGTTGGCTAGTGGCACTCGGTACTGGTCGCCCTGCTCGACTGGCTCCATGTCCTCAAACTTGCGAATGTCGTTGGTTGAGTAGAAACCAGCCTGAGCTCCTACTGAGTAAGACTGGATGCGAGCTACTAGATCTGCCCTTAGTAGGTCAGCGAACTGAAACTTGATGAAGGCATCGCCAGGCAGTAGGCGAGAGAACGCTGCCTCAACCTTTTCTGCCAATGGTCTTAGGGTCATAGAAACAAACTGCAAGTTGTTCTGCTCAACAGATGCGTAGCTTGCTGTGCCTGGTACACCTAGTAGATGAAGTGGCACATTGAAGGCTCTGGCAATTTCCTCGACTGCAAACTTGCGTGACTCTAGGGCTTGGCTTGCTTCTGGGTCAGTGCCGGTGTTTACAAACTTAGCTCCACCAGATAGCACACCTGTCTTGTGTGCTCTGCGTGAGCCGTTGCGGTGTCTTGCATCAAAGCCGTCAGCTAGTTGTTTTGCTTGTTCGCTTGTTAGGTTGCCAGGGAACTCGATAACACCCTGAGCCGATGCACCTGTGCCAAAGAATCTTGCAGCGTAATCGCTTAGTGCAATGTTTAGACCTAGTGCTTGCTTTAGAGTTTCGACTCGGCTAAGACCCTTTAGCTCACCTGGCAAGATTAGGTCAACGATGTGGATGACCTCATCGCTTGTAAGCATCCGGCCTTCGCCTTGCACTTTGTAAACTTTGCGACCAATCTTTGAACGCTCAACATCTACCTTTTCAGGATCAAGGTTTACTAGGTTTACAACCTGACCTTGTGCATCTCTGAAAACACGAGTGTAAGAATTGCCATGCACCAACAAGCTAGAAAAGACCTGCTGAAAGAACGCTGCCCTTGTGCTTAGGTCAACATCTGGTTGGTCCAACCAAACTGGTCGGGGGTTCAAAGGTCGGCGAGTTGCACCAATCCTTAGATAAGCCCCACATGGCAAAGTCGAGATGGTGTCAGAGATAAGGCTGACAGCAGAGAAAAAGGCAACAATCTCAAAAGACTTTTTAGTTGTGACATTGACACCGGACTCTGACTGCAAGCCCCAAGGCTCACCTGCACCCCAAACAGTTTGAAAGCTAACAGCTCTCTGCTCGCCGAAAAGATTGCCTAGCATTACTTACCTCGCTCAATAGCTATACCAAAAGTGAGGATGCCAGCACCTAGCAGAACTACGCCTGCTGGTGGATAGATAAGACCTGCACCTACTGAGATTGTCAGGATGCCAACTGCCTGGAGAATTGTCGCTGTCATTACCAACCTAAATAAAGAATTGCGGAGTTAGTTCCTCAGCCTCTACTCTACCAACAGTTGCCCTATCAAAGGCCATGACTGCTGCTACAGCTGCGTCAATCTTTCTAGGTGATCCTCGGTGCTCTTTGACAATGCGTGGGCCTAATCGGTCAATCTTGATAACAGCATTTGTCAGGTGTCGGGCTAAAGTCGGGTTGCCGTCATGGGTAAGGTTGCCCTCGGTGACGGCTGTATAAAACTTACTTGAGGCTTGGACCATGCGAGATGGTGAGCTTGAAGGGTACTCGACAATGGGCAGGCCTCGGTCTTGCATGGCTTCCATTGTGCGTTGCCAGCGGAAAGGGTCGCAGGCAATTTCTTTTACATTGTATTTCTGGCAAAATTGAATAATCTCATCCTCAACTTCTGAGGTGCTTACACGCCAATCATCGGTATCTTCTGGCTGTTTCTCCCAGACCCTAATCAAACCAACATGAGGCGGTTGGTCATCTTTAGGAACTGTGACATAAGCAAGGGCGGTGCAGTCGCCGTTGAATGAGCCGTCAAACCCGACAATGACAGGTTGCTCAGGGTCCAGCTCTAGCTCAGAATCTAACTGCTCCCACTTGCCGGTTGGAAGCCAAGCGTTCATCGAGCTTACCCATTGGTTTAGTCGCTTAGTTCTAAACTCTGGCTCTGGGGTTCTTAGTACGGCTGAGGCAAAGTCATCCTTAGCAACTAGATCATCAAAGCCAGGGTTTGCAGTTCTCCAAGTTGATTCAAGTCTGTGGTCTGCCTCTGGGTCGGCTTCCCACCAAGCCATGAAGTAAGTCGGGTCATCTATCTCGCCTGTAGCAACACGCTTGCCGTATTGATAAAGGTTGTAGGCAATGGAGTCCTGACCTGTCATGTCGGTCTTTTGTCCTGCTGTGGTAATAGCAATGAGCTGGTTTAGCTTTCCTCGGTTTCCGCCGGCAAGCGAGAAAACATCAAACAAGGTTCTATCTTTGTGCGCGTGAAGCTCATCCATGATTACTCGGCTAGGGTTCAAACCTTCTTTTGAGTAAGCCTCGGCAGACACTACTCGGTAAACAGACTTGGTTGCATTGACAAAGATTGCATCCTTGTAAAGAGTCACTAGGTCCGACAGCTCTGAGGTTTCAACCATTCGCCTAGCCTCGCCAAATACAATTCGGGCCTGTTCCTTTTCTGCCGCTACTGAGTAAACCTCGCCACCCTCAATGCCCTCGGCAATAAGTGAGTAAAGCCCAAAGGCTGCGGATGATAAAGCTGACTTGCCATTCTTTCGGGGCATCCCAACAAGGGCAGTTCTAAACTGTAAGCCGCCGTCTGCATCTCGCGCGTACATAGCTCTAATCAAGTTTTGTTGCCAAGATCTAAGTGCTAAGGGTTGTCCTGCCTTACCTGCAATGCCATCTTTACCGATAGAGCCAAAAGCCTCAGCAAACTCAATAGCGTATTGACCATCGCCCCTAGCAATGGCTTCATCAGATACTGGGGTGAGCCAGCGCGGTGGCCAGCTATCTGACTGCATAGTAATCCCTAATGTATTTCTCTACTTTTATCTGGTTGATTAGCGGCCTAGCTTTTAGCCTCTCAAGGCAGACCTGCAAACCAGGTGAGCACTCAACTATTCGGGCACCGGCAATCTTGTAGTTGGCTCGGTCTTGCATTGGTGGGTCTGTGTGGATAATCCAAACACCTAACCGATTACCTTGCCCTGCAATCAGGGCTTGTTTTGCTGCCCCTTTTCTTGCAGCTCTGGCAATAGCCCTAACCTCATCTGAGTAATCATGGTTGCCAACATTGCCAACTATCAGGGCTCTAGCTAATTCATCCATGTCAATGATGATGTCGCCGTCTTTAGCGTTCTCTTTGATGTAGGTTGACTTTCCGCCACAAGGGGGACCTGTGACAATGGTAATCATTGCCTAGCTTCTCGCTTGGCGATAATTTCCTCAAGCTTGGTTTTGGTCCTAGCAGAGACTAAGCCAAGGCGTGTCCTGTCGGCAGGGCTAAAGCCTAACAAGCTGAGTCCGGTCACAATAGCCTTCTCGACTTCGTTGGCTTGTCTGTACCAGGTTGGGTCTGTTGGGTCAGCTTGGATTTGTTCTTTGATTAGCTCTCGCCTGTCAAGTTGCTCACAGACTAGCTGGACAAGTTGGGTGTCTGTCTTGATTGAGATCCACAGCTCACCGGCTCCAAAGATTGAATCCCAGAATCTTTTGCCTACTTCGCCTAGCTCAATCGGTGGCTCAATGTAGCCGTATTCGAGTGGGGCAATAGCGTCATTTGTGCGTATTGCTCGCTTGCCAGGATTGCCTTGAATCATTTTGAGTTCGGCTGGCTTCGGTGGGTTTGGCATGGGTCAAGTCTAGTGCGTTGGTTTTGAACTGCGGAGAGGCACAAAAGTT